GATTGATAACTTAATAGACAAGACAATAGAATGGCATTATGCACGTAACCTTATCAATGGTTCTACTGACAAGGACCAACACTTTAAACTCATTGAGGAGATGTTGGAGCTACAGAAGTCCATCATAACTGGCAGGGACATTAAGGATGACGTAGGTGACATTATGGTTGTCCTAATCAACATGGCGGAACGTAACGGAACGTCCCTAGAGGAGTGTCTAGCGGTTGCTTATGATGACATTAAAGATAGAACTGGTAAGATGGTCGATGGTATATTCGTTAAGGATGTCGCATGAACGTAGAATTAGTAGATAGCTCTGGAGGCGACCTTAGTGTCGTCAACAGCGCCAGAGTTAGCTTTAGTGTCGAGAAGGATATACTTGATAGTAAAGATGAGAAACTTATTAAGTACCTAGCGAAGCATAGGCACGACACACCGTTTAGACATAACTTTGTTCAACTCAAATGTAAGGTGCCATTGTTCCTCGCTAGACAGCTTATGAAGCATCAGGCAGGCCTTACGTGGAACGAAGAGTCCAGACGTTACATAGACCATGCCCCAGAGTTCTACGTGCCTAGAGAGTGGCGAGCAAGACCTGAGAAGTCCATTAAACAAGGTAGCCAAGGTGTCGTAGGTGAGTTCAAGAGATACAAGGATATAGCAGGAGTGTCCGCAGACACAGCCCCTGACCACTATACAGTCTTTATTGATACATCATTACAGTTATACCAAGAGATGCTAGATAATAACGTAGCGCCTGAGATGGCACGTATGGTGTTACCACAGAGCATGTACGTTAACTTTATATGGTCAGGTAACCTATTGGCATTCCACCATGTATACAGTCTACGTAGTGGCGAGGGTGCACAGGAAGAAGCTAAGGAGTTCGCAGAGATGTTAAAGGAAGCCATTGAGCCTGCGTTCCCTGTGTCTTGGAAAGCCTTAGAGGCTAGGTCGTGACTAAGAGAGTGTCCGAGATGACTGAGGAGGAACTGAAGCATCACAGGGCATTACAGAGAGCTAGGAGACTTAAGAAACAAATAGCTATCCATGAAATATATAACTATACGTGTCAAGTCTGCGGTCTCAAGGAAGAGACTTTTGGCTTCTTTGAGTTCCATCATGTAGACCCTACAACTAAACATAGAGAAATCGGAAGTATGCTTAACTCAGCGTCCCTTGAGACAATCAAGAAGGAGTTAGTTAAGTGCTTAATGTTATGCCCTAACTGCCATAAGAAAGAACACCTAAAGGTAGGCATGACGACCACAGAAATCAGGAGAAACAAACAATGAGTTTATTACAAGAGAACATAGCGTTTAAACCTTTCGCTTACCCTTGGGCTATGGAGTACGCTGTAAAGCACGAGGAGATACACTGGGGAGAACATGAGGCAAAACTACAGGATGACGTGACGCAGTGGCAGACGAAGCTCACGGCACAGGAGAAGGACCACATTACACAGATACTACGGTTATTCACACAGTCTGACGTAGCCGTAGGTCGTAACTACTTAGAGCATTATATACCTAAGTTTAAAAACAATGAGATACGTGCGATGCTAACGAGCTTTGCTAATCGTGAGTTTGTCCATCAGCGTAGCTATGCGTTACTTAACGATACGTTAGGCTTACCTGAGGAAGAGTTCACTGCATTCACAGCCGTAGACGAGATGAAGGATAAGCTAGAGTTCATGGCTAACATAGATAACTCAAGCTACGCAGGGTTAGCTCAGGCTGTAGCTCGTAGTGCTATCAATGAGGGCATGAGTCTCTTCAGTGCATTCGTTATGTTAATCAATTACAGTCGCTTTGGTAAGATGCGAGGAATGTCTGAGATTGTTCAGTGGTCTATTCGTGATGAGTCTATGCACTGCGAAGGTATGACTAAGTTATTCCGAGAGTTCTGTAATGAACATCCACGGATTGTCAATGATGAATTTAAACAACAGATATACGGAATGGTACGTGAGGCTGTGTCCTTAGAGGACGCTGTGATTGACATAGCATATAACAATAATGATATTGAAGGATTGACTAAGGAAGAAGTCAAGCAGTACATTAGGTTTATTGCGGATAGACGTTTGATTCAGTTAGGTCTTAAGGGTAACTATGGTGTCAAGGAGAACCCGTTGCCTTGGTTAGAGCCTCTGATTAACACAGCAAGCCACGATAACTTCTTTGAGACAACAGTTACTGAGTACAATTCTAATGGCCTTAGTGGCGACTGGGGGTGGTAATATGGACTTCTCTATAACACTATACAATGGGTTTAACATAGGGTTAGAACGTAAAGTCAATAGCCCTACGTGGCTACAGTTACCCGATGGGTTCGACATATTCTTCTTTAGTGGGATACAGGTTAACTTAGGTTTCGTTAGGATTAGCTTAGGTAGGTTTAAAGACGCTGAGGAGTTCGCAGAGGAACTAGGGGACCCGTAGGTCCCCATTGTTTTACTTGTAAGTATACTTCTCTTCTTCTCCAGTTCTTTCGATACTGGTGAGGAAATTAGCTACTTGTTCAGCAGACTGGTCCTGAACATCTATTGAAGCATCTAGCTCCGATAGTGACCGGGACAACGCCATGTATACCTGGGCATCTCTCCTGCCTTTCTTAATCTCCTCTATTGACTTCCTAGTCGTCCTAAGTATCTTAGCACTCATCTGAGGGTCTACAATCATAGCGGCTATCTTGTTAGGTACCATGTACTTACCGATAGCTTGTGTTAGCCTCATGAGAGCACTAGGGTCTCCAGTAATAACATTGACACCTTCCTGAGCACCTTGTCTAATCCCTGCACCCTGAGTACTTAAGACTGATAGGGAGAACACCCCATCTCTCTTAGGTAGGCTAGAGACTAACTGGTCGTATTCCTTAAAGAGTTGTTCAACAAAGTCAATACCTCTAGTCTGTCCAAGTATCTCCTTAAAGGATATCTCCTCGCCTCTCCCTTGAGTCTTAATCTTATCACGTAGCTTACGTATAGCATCAAAACCATCGACACTCTCAGACATCTGTAGAGTCTCCACTAGGAACTCACGTCTAACCTTTTGCTTAAGGTTCTGACCTGCGTACTTAAAGACATTAAGCTGTGACTGGTCTATAAGTCCCTTCTTAACTGCTTCCTTATAGAATGTCTGATTAGTATCTAATAGTTTATTTAACTCAATGAATGGCGAAGTCTTACCTGATTGAGTCATTAGATAACTAACGTTCTCAGGCATCCCTTGTTTCAACATCTGAGATATGACATCCCCATGTATTAACGTAGAGTTCTTAGCGTACATCTCATTAAGAGCTAAATACTCCTTACGTTGCTCAGGGTTAAGAGTAGCCAGTATACGTGCCTCTAGTTTGCCTTGTTGTTTCTTAAGACCACCAAAGGACGAAGAGTTAGCTTTAGCAGGATTAACCTCAGCCATCTCACGCATTCTATCCTTAGAACGTAAGTTGATTGTGTTTAATTCATTTAAAGGTAAGCTATCAGGCATCTTCAAGTACTCTTGGTACTCAGTGTACGCCTCACGGTCAGCAAAAGGTATCTCATTGCCCTTAAGGAACTCGTCACGTGTCAGCTTAAGTTCGTCTAGTTCTATCTTAGCCGCCTCTAGAGCCTCGTTGATACCTTTTAGTTCCTCAGGTTCAGCACCATTGGTCTTAAGTTCTAACTTATGTCTACGTAGGTTAAGTATCTCTTTATCCGTACTTAAGATAGCCTTATTCTGACCCTCTAGCGTCTCTACGAAGTTAGGAGAACCTGCGGCTGTTGTTCTATGTAGTTTATTAATGAAAGCCTTGGCATTCTCTTTAATATCCCTAACGTTGACAACAGTGTCTGCTTGGTCACCTAAGCGGTCCTTATATAGACCTCTAAAGGCTTGTCCTGATAGTTCTTTCTGCTTGTCAATGACCTGGAGGACCATACCACCTAGCTCACGAGGTTCAACACGAGTACCGTACATATTCAATAGTGAATTTAGGTCATCTTTGATTACTTCGGACTGTGCTTCGATAACAGCGTTAATCTGTTGTCTACCTTCTATTGACGCATAACCAATGTTAGCCAAGGCCTGGTGTCCTGCTGTAGGAGTCCCTAGCTGAGTCGTAAGTAACCCTTCGCCTTGAGCATTGTATTTAGCTAATAGTTTATCAGAGAACTCTCTTGCGATGTCATCAGCAAACTCAGTACCTAATACTTTCTTATTAAGTAATGTCTTAGCTCCCTCTACGCTTGCTTTAAGCACAGGAGGAGCCATAGCTAAACCACCTTCGATTAAACCTTCAGTTAACGCTTCGCCTCCACGAACATCACCCTCTTTATTAACGCCTGTGATTTGTTCCTTAAGGACATCCCCACCGAAGTAACCTAAAGCTGCCCCTACGCCTAACGCCAAGGCAGTCACAGGAGCTGAGACAACCCCTGCGGACGCCACGGCTCCGGCCGCTAGGCCAGTACCTATAGTCTGTCCCAAGGCAGGTAAAGCCACAGAGGCTGTCTTAGGTTCTACTGAAGCCGCAAAGCCAAACTTTCTAGAAGGCTTAATAATCATCTCATCGACAGCTTGTGTTACTAAGTCCCCTCCAAAGGGAAGACCTAAGGAGGTGGAAGGTGTAGCGTCAACCTCGGCATAATAATTAGCAACCTTAAGTGCATCTTTATTATCGTCATATGTTAGCCATTCATCACGAGACATATGTTCTTTGGCTATGGAGTACTCTATGATTTCTTGCTCAGTGGCTTTCTTAGGGACGTTAATAACCGTCCCGTTAGGTAACCTTAGTTTTATACTTTCTTCGCTCATAGGTTACTCCTGTTTTGTTTTTTTGTTCCTAAAGAACTCGTTGAAGTCTTTGATGTCATTAGCCGGATCACTGCTCAGAGGCTTACCTAGGTCAGGTAATAAAGCATTATTACGCTTACCCTTCTTAGGCCCTAGCCCTAGTTGAGCACGATATTTGTTATAAGCACCATCATAGAACTCCATAGCTGCTTCTTCAAAGTTATAACTATTACGTAGTCTGTTGGTCTTAAGACTATTAAACTCTTGTTTAGTCTTATAGGCTACTTCCTTAGCTGTCGCTAGGTCCACTACAGCTTCCCTTAGACCATCCCGTGTAAAGCCTCGATTACCTACGGCATTCTTCAAGAATAGTATATCTTTATCAGAGAATGAACCCTTAAGGAATTGACCTGCGTTTAGGACTTCCTTAGAGAAGAAACGGTCAATAAGCTGACTGTCCGTAGTGGCTTCAAACTTAACTCCTGTGATTTCCTGTACAACCTTCTGCATGAACTGTAGGCCTTCCCCAAAGACACCTACGTTAGCATTGTCTAAGGCTTCCTTAAGGCGTGGGAGTTGCTCAGTGAACATACCATAGTTATTAGCTAGTCCTGCTATTTCGCCCATACGTTCAGCCACAGGTTCCCTGAGCTTAGGGTCTAAGGTTTTCTGTACTTTAGTGTGTAGTTCCTCAGGAGATAACTTATCCTTACGTCCTTCCATGAGGACTAACTGAGCCTTATCAATACTATCTCTAGAGTAAGTTTCATTAAGACCATCTACGGACTGATTCATCATGCCTGCTAAAGTAGGCGGACGTACTTCCGTTGCTATGCCTGTATTATTTACTTGGATAACACTTCCATCAGATAGTACTTTAGTAGCAGGAGTACCTCCCTTAGATGAACCTAAGGTTAATTCCTCAATAACTTTATCCGCAAACTTACCTGTAGCATCATTTTTAATAGCTGACACAAGGCTCATCTTCTGTGCCTGTGGTTTATTAGAGGTCATTACTGCCTTAATAGCAGCTCCTCGTTTATTAGCCATAGAAGCGGTTGTTTTCTCTATGTTGCTACGAGCCATTTGTTCATTAGCACCCATAGGTGTCTGCCCAAAGGCTCCCTGTAGAGTATCCATACTCCCTAGGGTTCCTTGGACAAGTCCAGAGAGCATTCCTGCTCCCTTAGACTTCTGGATGTTACTCTGTTGGCGCATCTGTTGGTCTAACAGACGAGCCTGCTGAGGATTCATCATTGATAATAATTGTTCTTGTGCTGTTGGCATTCTAAATCCCCGTTAAATATATTGATCTAAATAATCAAGACCTGTCTGTTCTTCAGCGGTAAGTCTGTTACCAGAGAATAAACCACCTAAGTAATCTAAACCGTCTCCTAACAAGCTACTTATATCTAAGCCGTTAGACTGTTGATTAGACTGCTGTGCAGATGTTGCCTGTTGGTTCAAGCCTAAAGCATTAGTAATACTACCTAACTGTGCTTGACGTAGTAAGGCTTCTGCATTAATAGCTGAAGGTACTGCGGCTAACTGTTGCTGACCTAAGTTAGCAATAGCTTGTGCCTGTAGCTGACTAGGCGCTTGAGCCATCTGCATAGCTGATAGAGCCTGCTGAATACTTTGTGCCTGTTGAGCTTGAGGAATACCTGCGGCTGTTAACATACCAGTCATATTAGCAATTTGTTGTCCTGATAGCTGACCTTGTAAGCCTGCCGCTTGACCACCTAAACCAAACAATGATGTAGCATTAGCAATGTCCTGAGACCCTAACTGACCACCTAGTTGTTGTGCCTGTAAGCCTAGCCCTAGCATACCTTGACCTAGTTGTTGCTGTTGAGCCTGTATGCCTGCTCCAGTCTGCGCTAGTTGTGCCGCTGTAGTAGCGGAAGCAACTTGACGATTAAGACCTTCAGATGCTAACTGACTACCAATCTGTTCAGCGGACATACCTAGCTGTGCTAACTGCATAGCTCTAGCCTGACTAGCGTTATCTAAGTCACTCTGCGCTTGTGCCGTAGCAATATTAGCTTGACCCAGTTGCATCTCACGACTAAACCCTTCGCTCTCTAGCTGTGCTTGGATTTGCTCTGCGGACAACCCTAGTTGTGCTAACTGAGCTTGTCTATTTTGCATTTCACTTTGTAAGGCTGATTGAGCCTGAGCAGACTGTAGGTTAGCTCCTGCCAACGCCATGTCCTGACTAAAGCCTTCGGACAACAATGCATTCTGTACTTGCTCAGAAGACATACCAAGTTGACGTAATTGATTAGCTCTATTCTGTGCCTCGGACTGTAGTTGACTTTGAGTCTGTGCAGTCTGTAGGTCCGCTTGTCCTAATTGCATCTCACGGCTAAAGCCTTCAGAGTCCATCTGTGCTTGAATCTGTTCAGCAGATAAACCAAGGTTAGCCAACTGTGCCTGACGCTGTGTAACGCTAGACTGTAGTGCTTCCTGAGTCTGTGCTGTTTGTAACTGAGCGCCTGCCAAGGACATCTCTTGACCAAACCCTTCGTTGACCATTTGTTGTTGTATTTGGTCAGCCGATAAGCCCATCTGTGTAAGCTGTTGTGCTCTGTTCTGTTGACTGGTAGCCAACTGGTCAGCCATGCCGATAGCCTGTAGAGACGCTGCGTTCTTAGCTTCTTCCTGAGCCTTAGCCATAGCTAGTTGCTCTGGAGTACCACCATAAGCCGCTGTAGAGACACCTAGACGACCTTGAGCCGCTAGTCTATTCTCTAGTGCAATCTTCTGACGTTCTTCCTCGGGAGTCTGCATAGCTCTAATTTGATTATAAATATCGGAAGCGCCTGCTGTCTCCATGCCTAACATACCGCCACCTGCGGCTAAGTATTGACTAGCAACATCACCTGATGCTCTGCTAATCTCAGGAGCCGTTAAACCACTGTAAGCGTTTGTAACGTCCTGTGCAGTAGCTCCTAGGTTTGCTTGTCCTAAGGCTTGACCTGCGACATTAGAAGCACCTGTACGTACACTAGGAGCTGAGATACCGGAGAATGCATCACTGACATTAGCATATTGACCTGCTTGACCAACTCCTGACATAGTCTGTTGTTGTACTTGTTGAGCTGTGCCTGTCTGGAAAGGACTACCAGTAATACCACTGAACATGCCTGAGACATCCTGAGCACTAGCCCCTAGGTTCATAGCCTGAGTAGCCTGTTGACCTATGCCTCTCGCAGCATTAGATACGTTAGGTGCAGTGATACCAGAGAATGCCCCAGAAACGTCTGTACCACCCTGTCCGAGCCCTTGTTGTCCTAAGGCTGTAGCACTAGCGCCTAACCCTAATAAGCCCTGAGAAGCTCCTGTAGGAGCCATAGACGCCTGTCCTGCCATCTGTGCCTGTAGCATCGCTAGGTCTTGAGGAGCTTGAGCTTGTAACTGCTGTTCTCCTAAGCCTGCATAGAGACCACCTAATTGTGAAGCAAAGGCACCAGAGTCCTGCCCAAGCATTCCCTGAGCACCTTGGAAGGCTGACTGTTGTAGACCTTGTGTATCAACATAAGGGTTTAAGTTAGTCCGTCCTGCTTGGCTATAAAGATTATTAATTAAGTTTTGATTAGCATTGCTTGAGGTCATTCCTTCGTCTGTAAAGGAAGTCTGACCCATGCCCGTAGAAACTGTGTATGGTTTAAACGTAGCGGCTTCACCGACTTGACCTGCGATACCTGTAGCCATTTCCCCTAGCTGTCCAGGGAGACCTCGTGCTTGTTCAATACTTTCATCGGCAAGCATATAGCCGCCTATGCCACTGGCGACACTACCTAAAGTAGCATTACCAAAGAGGCTATCTCTTATGTCTGTCCAAGTACTCATTAATAAGTACCTCCGTCAATTAAACCTGCGGATAGAGTACCAGTGACGTTCACAGCGTTGGCTGTTGTTGTACCTGTTAGTGTACCGTTGTTTGTGTTGACCTTGCTGTTTACCGCTGTTTGAATGTTATTATACTCAACGTCAAACTCAGCACCTTTGATAACCTTTGCAGGGTCTCCAGAGGTCAAAGCATCCTTAGCTGTAAAGTTTGTTGTCTTTGTGTAATTAGCCATTTATATTACCCTTCCTAATACAGCCTGTGCTGTTATTCTTTGTACTGAAACTGGACTACCGTCTATTGTTACTTCTACGCCTAACTGTACAACACTACCACTTGATGATGCGTTGACTGAAGGTCTGTTCACCAGTATGCCTTGGTTATATTCACCTACGTTAAACTCTGCTATTCCAAACTCCGCTATGTTCTGCTCAGGGAGTACAAAGGCTCTCTTCTTATATGCAAAGTTATAGTCATAACCGTAGTTCAATGTAACGTTAGTATCGCTACCGCCTATGAATGTAATCTTTAATGTCTTAAGCATCTTAAGATTGTTAGGAGCACCAAAGTCCAAGTAGTTCGTGAAGTAACCCATTTGATACGTTGAGGTATCGTCTAGATAACCTGTGTACTTAGCAAAACCTGAGTCCTTACCTAAGAGTACATCAGCATCCTTAATGCGATACAGTAGACACCTAGGGCTAATACTGTTCCATTTAGTTACCCTGCTACTACCGTCCTCTAAGACAGTTCTCATATCAAAGCAATAGACTACACCACTGCCTTTAATGTTTAACAAGTAGAATGCTTCATCAGGAGAATAGACACTATCGTATGAATATCCTGCGTTGATATAACTTCCTAGCTCATTACGTATGTTCTTCGATAAGTCACCAATAGGCGCTGACTTCTCTTGTATTGTTCTATTGATACTGCGTACACCAGTCTCTGATAAGAATATTAAGTCATTACCAGTGTTACGTATTGTCTTATGTTCTATACATCCTATGCCGTCTATAGTGTCAGCTAAGGACATCGTTGCAGGGTCTGTGGCACCTTGGTATATTAGTATCTGTTGGTCACTAAATATGAACAAAAAGTTATTATGTACAGCAAGACCACTAATCTTAGTACCTCGGGTCCATACCTTAGATACGTCAATAGAGCCTGCGCTACCTGTGTCCCACATCATGCCAGTCAGTAGGTCAGACCAATAGACTGTAGTGTCTTTAGCCACCCATAGTCTACCAAAGCCTGCTAAGGCAATGTCACCCTGAGGGACTGTACCTGAGTAGTCTGCGTTATTCTCTATGAGGTCACAAGTTGTACCATCGTAGTACAAAGGTGTCGTACCGTCTCTAAAGATGTACGTTATGTTATTCAATTCAGTATAATTATAAAGACCATCGGATACTGTATAACCTGAGGGTTTAATTGATACTGGAGTATCCACCCCTAGGTACAAATCAGAATCCGTAGCACTTATGACGTTATTAGTACCATCAGCATACACATGCTCCGCCATAGACACTACCGTAGTACCTATGGAGTTAAGGAACTCATAGCCTTTACGAGCACCTATACGACCAAATCTATCAATAACACAGTTGTCAGCTTGAAGTGCAAACTGTTCAGTAAGCCCCGTAGGGCTGTCCTGAGTGTTTAGACCATAGAATCCTGGGGCTTGTATACTGAGGGGTTGTAAGGGTTTAGCCATTAGTTAATCCTCTTATTATACAACGTCAAACACAAGCTCACCTGCGTTATTCCCTGCGTCCAAAGCAATAGCATTAGACAAGTCCTGTTGTGCAATTATGACTTGTTCTGAAGCACTCTGTCCTCCTGTCTCCCCACGCTCTCGTAGAGCATAAGCAAACGCTAGTTGTACTATAGGAAGACTAGGTAACTTAGTTGAATCATCATCAGCACTTAAAGACGTATCCCTTAGGACTACATTAGCCTCTATGGTGTACGCTTTGTCAGGCGTAGGGTATAAGACAATCTTTGTGTCATTGTTAGCATCAGTACCATTCAAAGTAAAACTTCTAGGTGCTGAGGTGTAGTCTGTGGTATACTGTTTATCGACAATATAACCTTTGGTTCTAGACGTTAGTTCATATTTATTAGTAACGTTATAGACACTCATAACCTCGCTACGTATTCCAAAGTCAGTTAAGGAATAAGTGTCCTGAGAAGCTATAGTATTAATTATAATAGTATCTCTTAAGGAAGACCAATCCCAAGAGCTTTCTATATAAGAGACTGAATCATTAATAAAGTCTCCTATAAGTTTCGAGTAGTCATTCTCGTTGACTGTAGTTACTTCGTCTTCCCTAAGTTTGCGGAGAACAGAATTAACTAATTGTAAGTATGTCATTGGTTTGTCCCTTAGTACATAAGTTATTATTATACCATATTTTCATGTAAATGTCAAGCCTTTAAGAAAGGATTTTGCAAACTATCGTATTCAAAGCCTTTTGTCAACTCTGGGTTAATCAATTCAGCAGTCACTAAGTCTACGTTTTCATAAGTAGGTGCTGTAGCTGCTGTAATCATTCCCTGAGTTGCCTTAGTGCTTAGGTCTAACATGTCGAATAATCCTTTGACCATATCCTCAAGACCACTTGTGTCTGCGTCTAGACCGCTAAGAGCATCCTCTATGGACTGTAACGCAGGTTTAATGGTATTCTTATTGAAGTCACTTAAAGCATCATCAACAGCCGCTATGCCTGCCTCTCCTGCGTCTTTGATTTCCTGTAGATAGTTCTCATCGAATTGTCTAAGCTGTTCCTCAAAGTCTTCTATGGCACCTTCAACAGCTTTAACAATAGGTTTTATTTCTTCCTTGTTAAAGTCACTTAGTGTTTGGTCAACAGTTTTAACTATTTCAATACCAGTGTTTTTAACTCTTTGCGTGACATTCTTATCGAAGTCAGCTAACATTTCCTTAGTATCTTTAATGCCTTGTTCAATAGAAGGTTCAATAGTGTCTTTGTAGTAAGTCTCTATTCCTTCAGCAGTAGCAACAATAGTTTCTTTAGCAGGCTGTAAGTACGTCTCGTCAAAGTTAGCTAAGTCCTCTCTAACCTGTTCGTTAATCTGACTCATGTCCTTTTTGATAGGCTGTAGGTACGTCTCATCGAAGTCCGCAAGTTCTTGTCTTACGTCTCTATTAAGATTACTGAAGTCCTCTCTAAGAGCTGCTGTGTTTTCCTTAACAAAGGTCTCAGCTTCCTGCCAGTCCTCTTTAGTTGTCGGGACAGCTCTAATAGCTGCGTCTACAATATCAATAGCCCCTTGACCTGCGTTTTTAACTGTATCAATAGCAGCTTGTCCTGATTCCTCTATGACTTCACGAATAGGCTCTATTTCCTGCCAAAAAGATTCTGCAGGGTCTTCAATATTTTCATGCCACCAATCTTCTGCTTGCTTTAAGATTCCATCTTCACCATCATCAGTAAATTCAACAGTAACAGAAACATTATCTATAAATTCTTTAACACCACTTTTAAGAATATCTTCTTTGTTCCCACCATCTAAAGCCTCTATAGTCATCTCTGACAATGTGTTAGCAGCTACCGATCCCCAACCGTCTTCCTCTAAACCAAACTGTTCTGCTATGGCTTGTGGTGTGGCTACAGTTTGACTTAATAAACTGTTACCAAAGTCTTGAATAACTTCTTTTACGTCACCACCTTTAATAGCTGTATCACCTGCTTTTATAAAAGACACAGTGGCTTCGTCTAAAAACTCATCAGGTACAACACCTGTTAATTGATTTTTTACTGTACTGTTTAATGAAGGACTATCTAATAAAGAAGAAGTTAAATCAAACGCTTGAAGTAAATTTTTATCTTCAACTGCCTTTGTAAGATCAGCCGCTGTTTTTATATTGTTTGTAATTTCAAGTACCGAATCAGCCTCATTAGCAGCCGTTAATGCATTAGCATATTCAACACTATCTGCACCAAAATCTGAAAATGCGCCTGCTAAATCTGAGTTAGCTATGTTAGAAGCCT